GACCTGCCAGTGCCTTACACGCAGGTCGGGATTGTCAATACGGGTCAGGGTTTGTACACACCGCAGCCGTTCGAAGTGGAAACGCTGCAAGACGGTACATCTGTAATCTACAGCAACCAGGAAGACGCCACGCTGCGCTACACGGTAAAGCTCACCGACACCACGCAGTTCTCTCCGCTATTTACCAGCGCACTGACGCACTTGCTGGCGTCGTATCTTGCCGGCCCGATTCTAAAGGGCGAAGTCGGGCGAGCTGAATCAAAGGGCCAGATGCAACTGTTCCAGGTGTTCTACAGCCGTGCAGTGGCGTCGGACTCTAGTCAACGCCGCATCATCATCAAGCAGTCCACACCTTGGATGGCGGGAAGGTAAGCCATGGATCTCGCCGACATCCTGTATCCGAACCAAGGCAAAGAAGACGATCCGAGCATGTATCGGCCGGACGGCAGCAAAAAAAGCATGAAAGGCTTTCTTGGTCCTATGCAAGCTGCCGATGGCAAGACATCGACTGAGATCTCAGCGGGGTTTGAAATCGACGGTCAAGAGATGGACATTCCGTTGATGGTGCCGGGTCTGACAAAAAAAGAGCTTGATTACTTGCTCACGACCAACACCGACGACGAATCGTTTTTGAAGAACTTGCCAGGCTCAATTGTCGAGAAGGCGATTGCGCATGCGGAAAAGCGCATCAAAGAAGGCAAGAGCGTGTTCTATGTTGATGGAGAGGATGACAAGTAATGGCCAACATCAGAACGCTCGAGCGATCATTTGGTGGTGGTGAGCTCACGCCCGAATTCTTTGGCCGCATTGATGACGTGAAGTATCAGAGCGGCCTGGCCAAGTGCCGCAACATGATTGTGCTGCCGCACGGTCCTGCAACCAACCGACCTGGCACCGCGTTTGTGCGCGAGGTGAAGTTTAGCAACTTGCGCACGCGCTTGATTCCGTTTTCTTACAGCACCACACAGACAATGGTGCTGGAGTTTGGGCAGGAATACATCCGCTTCCACACCAACGGTGCCACGCTGCTATCGGGTGGCTCGCCTTATGAGGTGGCCACGCCGTATGTGGAGGCTGATCTGTTTGACCTGCATTTTGTGCAATCGGCTGATGTGCTCACTATCACGCACCCAAACTACGCACCGCGTGAGTTGAAGCGCCTGGGCGCAACGAGCTGGACGCTAACCGCGTTGAGCTTTGCACCTGCTCTGTCAGCGCCGTCTGTGAGCGTCACCGGCAACGCCAAGGGCACCGACTACTTCTACCAGTACGTGGTCACCAGTGTGACCGACAAGGGCTTGAGCGAGTCGCTGGCATCCAACCCAGCACAAGGTTCGTCAAAAGCGATCTCAGCAATCACCAGAGCCAACCCTGGTTTATTCACCACATCAACGGCGCACGGCTTTGCGATCGGACAGTCGGTCTACATTACCAACGTCAATGGCATGACGCAGGTCAACAACAACTACTACGTCATCAAGACAACACCCGCGGCCACGACGTTCACGTTGGAAGACAGTGCCGGAAACGTCATCAATACCAGCGGCTTTAACGCTTATACCTCCGGCGGTCTGGTGTTCATCTCCGGCGTCAAAAACAACCTGTTTGTGACCGGTGGTGCAAACACGATCACCTGGTCGGATGTGGCCGGGGCTGTGTCTTACAACGTCTACAAGTTCAGCGGCGGTCTGTACGGATTTATTGGCTCGACCACCGGCACATCGTTTACCGACGACAACATCACTGCGGACATAAGCAGGACACCGCCACTGTACGACACCGTGTTTTCCTCGAGCGGCAACTACCCTGGCGCGGTGTCCTACTTTGAGCAGCGCCGCTGCTTTGCGGGCACAAACAACGAGCCGCAAACGATTTGGATGACCAAGTCGGCCACTGAAACAAACATGACCTATTCGCTGCCAACTCTGGACACCGACTCGATCAACTTTCGTGTCGCAGCCCGTGAAGCGAATACGATCCGGCACATCGTGCCGCTCAACAACCTGATTTTGCTGACCAGCTCTGCGGAGTGGCGCGTCACCTCGGTCAACAGCGACGCGCTGACGCCGAGCACCGTATCGGTCAAACCTCAGTCATACATCGGCGCATCCAACGTGCAGCCGGTGATCGTGAACAACAACTTGATCTATGGTGCTTCCCGCGGTGGGCACATGCGCGAGCTCGCCTACAACTGGCAGGCATCGGGCTACATCACGGGCGACTTGTGTCTGCGAGCACCTCACCTGTTTGATGGGTTTTCAGTCACTGATCTGGCCTACGCAAAGGCTCCGACGCCAATCGTTTGGTGCATATCGTCCACCGGCAAACTGCTGGGCCTGACCTACGTGCCGGAACAGCAAGTGGGTGCGTGGCATCAGCACGACACCGACGGCTCATTTGAGAGCTGCTGCGTGGTCGCAGAGGGCGACGAGGATCGGCTGTACCTGGTAGCCAAGCGCACGATCAATGGCGTCGTTAAGCGCTACGTCGAGCGCATGGGCAGCCGCTATGCAGCCACGCAGGCCGATTCGTTCTACGTCGATGCCGGGGCCACTTTTAACGGTGCCAACACCACCGCGACGACGGTGACAGTATCGGGCGGCACTACCTGGGGCCCGGCAGATGAGCTTACCATCACCGCGTCTGCAGCGCTGTTTGCGTTCCCCGCGCAGACCGATGTCAACGACGCCATTGTGCTGACCGCAACAGATGGCACCATCTATCGGCTGACGATCACCAGCACTACCAGCACGACGGTGGCCAAGGCGCGAGTGGACAAGACACTGGCCGCAGCGCTGCGCAATACCGCGATTTTGTCTTACGTATTTGCACGCGACTCGATCAGCGGCTTGACCTGGCTGGAAGGCAAGACGGTCAACATCCTAGCGGACGGTGCAGTGCATCCGCAGCGCGTGGTCACCAGCGGCAGCGTCACGCTGGACCAGGCGTCGTCCAAAGTACAGATCGGCCTGCCGATTGTGTCTGATCTGCAGACCCTGCCATGGGCAGCTCAGATCGACGCAGCATTTGGTCAGGGCCGCTACAAGAACGTCAACAAGATCTGGCTGCGCGTGTATGCCTCCAGCGGCATCTTTGCTGGGCCTGATGCCAACAACTTGACCGAGGCCAAGCAGCGCACCAACGAGCCCTACGGCAGCCCGCCGGCGCTGAAATCGCAAGAGGTGGAAATCGTAATCAGCCCATCCTGGAACGACTCCGGCCAGGTCTTTATTCGGCAGTCAGATCCCCTGCCGCTGACCGCGGTGTCGATCACATTGGAAGTGTCGGTCGGCGGCTGATAGTACGCGTGAGCACGCCTTTGATAGGTATGGTTACGCCATCTTTGAAGGGTTGAATATGACGCAGTATGTTCCTGACTCCGTAAGCAATTCGTCAGTCAATGTCGTCGGCAGTGCTGGCGGCTCATCGAGCTGGTTCAGCAGCTTCAAGATGCCAGAGGTCAATCCAATGGTTGGCCCGTTGCTGTCTACTTTTGGCGCGATCAACGGCGCGATCGGTACGTACTACCAGGCGCAGGCCATGTCAAACAACCTGAAGTTTCAGGCTGACATGGCGCGGATCAATGCCGGTATTGCGGAGAGCAACGCGCAGGCGACGTTGCTGGCAGGGCAACGTGCGCAGCAAAACGTGCAGCTTCGCACATCAAAGCTCAAGACGGCTCAGAAGGTTGGCATGGCGGCCAACGGCATTGATTTGGGTTCGCGCACTGCAACGAACATTTTGACCACCACGGATTTGATGGGTGAGATCGATTCCAACACTGTTGAGGCCAACGCAATACGCGCAGCCTTTGGCTATCGCACCCAGTCGGTCAACGATATGAACACTTCACGACTGAGCAGCGCAGTTGCAGACGGCATCAGCCCGTTCGGCTCTGCCGCGGGTTCGTTAATTGGCAGCGCCGGCAAAGTGGCCGAAGGTTGGTACAAGTATTCGAAGGGAAAAGAATAGATGCCACGCGTACCAACCTACGACCAGTTCACGGTCCAGCCGTCTGATGCGGCGACGCCGCGGTTTAACGCGCCGGATCTTCCGATTGTCACCGGCAAGGAAGCGCTTGCCGTTAGCGAGGGCATGATCAAGGCAGGCGCTGCGTTGAGCGCGGCAGCCGAGAAGGCAGCACAAGAAGCCAATCAGATTCGCGTCATTGATGCGACCAATGACGCCGTCAAGGCGCAGATGTATTTGACCTACGACCAGAAGGATGGATTTCTAAATTTTAAGGGCAAAGCAGCGCTGGAGCGCCCAGACAACAAGCCGCTCGATGTCGAGTACACCGAGCGCTTGCAGGGTCAGCTTGAGGCTATCGAGAACAAGCTGGGCAACAATGACCAGAAACGCATGTTTAAGCAGGTTTCGGGTCAACTCATGCGCCAGTTTATGGGCAACGTCAACCAGCACGTTGCCGCTGAGTACAAGGACTACCAGACCGGCACGCTAAATGGCTCGATCGATGTGGCCACGCAGAAAATGACGCTCAGTTTTGGTGACCCTGCAGTGGTCGCTGAACAGCAGCGCGTGATTGCAGCCGCGGTTGCCGATCGCGACAAGGGCCTGCCTGAAGAGCAGCGCCAGGCCAACCTGATCAAGGCACTGAGCCCCGGCAACAGCGCCGTGGTCAGCGCCGCGGTGGATGCCGGCAATACGCTTTACGCCAGAGAATTTTTGAAACAGAACGCAGAATTCATTACGCCAGAGAATCGCCTGGTTCTAGCCAAAGCGGTTGAGCTGGGCGGGTTTGAGGAGCGCACGCAAACCTACGCCGAGACGTTCATCAAGGAAGCCAAGGGCGATTTTAAGCTCGCCATTGAGATTGCCCGCACAAAGCTATCCGGCAAGGAAGAGGACCGCACCGTTGAGCGCCTGAAGGTGCGTGCAGATGAGAGCAAGCAAGGTGATGCCAAGCAGGTTCAGGACGAGGCCGAGCGCATCATCGCTGCCAATCCAAAAGACGTTTCAGCGCAGCTTGCCGCGGCACGAAAGGAACTTGAGGGTGATCTGGAAAATCAAGTCGTTGCCAAAATCAGCGCAATAGATGCTGAAACCACAGCAGTTCGAGAGCGCAAACAAAAAGCAGCCAAAGAGTTGGGCTACGCGGAGTACAACAAGACTGGATCGTTCGCAAAAATTCCGAAGTCGATTTTGGCAGAAATGGATCCAAGCGACGTGACCAATCTGCGAGAGTTCGCAAACAACCGCATCTACAACCAGACCGTGCGTGGCCAGGCTGCCGAAGAGCGCCGCGAGCGCGAGCTCTACCGCAAAGCAGCGCCTGAGTACCTCGCCCTGGCTAACGATCCAGACAAGCTGGAGAGGATGTCTACCACCGACATCATTGCAATGCAGGGCAAACTCGGCTTCCAGCACACCGAGGCGCTGTTGAAGCGCCGCGAGCAGTTGCAGAACCGCGAAGGCAAGCTGACCGCAAAGATGGACAACGATCAGTTCAACGCGATCGCCAACGAGTACGGCTTAGATCCGTTTGCTAAGAGCAAGAGCAAGTCAGACAAAGAAGTGCTTGGCCTGGTCAAGTCTCGCGTAGACATGATGCTGGAGGATGCAGTCAAGAGAAAACGTGCTCCGCTGACTAAGGATGAAAAGGCCGACATCATGCGCGATGCGTTTAAGCAGGATGTCGAAATCGACGGCTTGTTCTGGAACAGCACGAAGCCTGCGATCACCATGACGCCCAAAGATGAACAGAAGGTTGTGGTTCCAAAAGTTGACCGCTCGCAGATTCTTGAAGCGCTCAAGGCGGGCTACAAGAAGTACAAGACCAAAGAGTACGAACCCACCGAAGAAAACATTCGTCGCATGTACATTCAAGGGCTGCAAAAGTAATGGACAACAAATATCTCTCGATCATCGAAGAAGACGAGGAGCGCAAGCGCCAGCTTACGCAGCAGCAGTCCAACAGTTCGCTCACCGCGGCCAAGCCTGCGGTAGGCAACAAGTACATGCAGATCATTGAGGATGATGCAGCGGCCAGAGAACGTGCCTTTCGCTACAACACAAGAAACACCGTCGATGTCAACCCGGATAAAGCGGCAGAAGAGAAGAAGCAGGCGCAGTTTTTGGGTGCGCCTGAAGGCTTTGTACGCGACTATCCTGAAGAGGCTGCGCGGGCAGCCAAGCTCAAAAGCCTAAGCGAGAACACGCAGAACGCACCGGTATTGCGTGGCAAGTACACCGACGCTGACTTTGCTCGCATTGCGCACGACGATAGCGGAATTCTTTCCTCACTTGAGCAAGGCTTTAAGTACCTGGTAAGCAGCGGCGATCGTGGCCTGGTCTATGACATCGGTGCAGGCGTGTTCGATCTTAATGCCGGTCTTGCTGGATTGTTCCGCGGAGGTGCGGAGGCTGCGCAGCGCGGCGTCGGTTTGGCAGTCAAGGCTGCTGACCCGCTGGCCGGAACGATCCTTCCTGAGAATCCTTTGCGCCGCCCCGGCGCTACGCTGGATTATGCGCTGGGTAGCGTCGCTGGATTCTTTGCTGACGAGGCACGCGCATCGAAGGAGGTGTCAAAGCGTCTCAGCCCGCCAGACAACACCATCCTGGGCGGGGGCATTTCTAGTGGCGTGAAGTCGCTAACGCAAAATGTCATCGGGATGCCGCTGGCATTTTTACCTGGCGGCCAGGGCGCGTACATGACGCTGCTGACCGGTAACGTCGGTGGCCAATCGTTTCAGGACGCCCGCGAAAAAGGGCTTTCGCTCGAGCAGGCCATTCCCTACGCAGCGTCGCAAGCGGCCATTGAGTACGCAACCGAGCGCCTGCCTGTAGGCGCATTGCTGAAGGATCTGAAAGCCGGCTCACCCTTCTACAAAACGGTGATGCGCCAGATGGCGCTCGAGATTCCTGGTGAGCAAGTCGCAACATTATTGCAAGATCTTAACGAGTGGGCGGTGCTCCACCCAGAGAAGCCGTTCAGCTCCTACTTGGAAGAGCGCCCGAGCGCAGCAGCGCAGACGTTGATCGCCACAATGGTTGGTGTGGGCGGCAACGTCGTCATCGGCAAGGGGCTGGAAAGTGTGCTGGGCGACGGCCAGCGCCAACAGGTAAACGTCGAGCAAGCCGCTCAGAACAAGCAGTTCATTGAAGCAATCATCACCTCGGCTGAACAATCCAAAACCCTAGCCCGCGCACCCGAAGTGTTCCAGCAGTTTATCGAGTCCACTACCGACGGCACGCCTGCGCAGGACGTTTACATCTCAGCCAATGCGCTGATGCAGTCCGGTGTGGCTGACCAGGTCGCGGAAGTTTTACCTAGC